ATGAGTAGGTATTGGAGAAAGAATACAACCAGAACAGACTGTGAGGCCATCAGTTTCCTGAGCCCCACTCATCTCCTTATCGCAAACAGCACACTGCATGAGAATGAAGAGGGGCTAGGGAAGCCCTAGCCCCACCTTATTATCAGCGAGTCTCCAACTGACCGATGTTGATCAAGCGGATCCACTTCTTAGGTGCGAAGAGAATCGGAGTACCGTATAGGAGGATCATCCAACGATATGCCGGCGAGAGAACCGCTAGGTCCATCTTCATCATAGGCATAAGCTGACGGAAGGTCAGTACTGAAGGCTGAAGCTCTCCAAGGTAAGCCGTGGAGGTGAACGGAAGTTGCAGGTTGACGTCCTGGAAGACTGTCGTGCCGCCTGCTCCCTGATCTCCGCAAGGAACCTGTGCTACGAGTGCGTAACTGGCCAAGCTGCCAGGAACGGTCGTAGAAGTAGATGCCACGCTACGGTAGATCTTGTAGTACTCTGGAGGGAATGCACCAATCGTTGCCGGATTGGTAATCGTTGCATCAACAGCATTACCAGCTGCCTTCTGAACAGCGGTAACTGTCTGTACCGCACCCATGAATGCTGTCGGAGCAGATTCACCGAAACGGTTACACGCGGTTACAACGTACGCGAAACTGGTGTCTCCAGCTGGAGCACCCTTAGTGTGGTCACCAACAGTGACTGCTGCAATAGCAGTTCCTACTGAAGCAGGAGAAGCTGGTGCATTAGCAGAGGTTGCTGCTGTTGGAGGAGTTGGGGTACGACGAATGAAGACGTCAGGCTGGAACTGAATCACACCTGCCTGCGTTGCAATCGACTGAACGGTGTTACCGACCTGACCGTTCATCGGTGCAGGAAGCTGTACACGCTCACGAGGATAGAACGTCTTCACGATGTCGGACATCGTGCGAGTTCCAAGGAATACGTCGGTTGGGAAACCGTACGCTTCGATGATCACGTTTGCTGCCTCTTCGATATCTGCTTCCTGGAGGCTGTTGCCTTCAAGGTCAAGTACCGAAGTAGGATCGATCAATGAGTCAAGACCATCCCACTGTTCTGCTTCACCGTCAAAAGACAATGAACTATCGCCCGTAAACAAGTTACGTTCGATCTGCTCAAGCAACCAGAGAATACCTGACTGGTTTTCCATGCCAATCAAGTCCCCATGTGCAGGGTGCACTAGGGTAGCCTGGTGGGTAACCTCTCGGGTGGTGCCCAAGAACTTAACCAGCGTATGCCTACGTACATAGGACGTATCAGTTGCCTGTGGCAACTCACCTTCCTGTACGAATGGATTCTGCTGACTGCCGTAGCTGGTGAGCTGGTTGTACTCCTCAACCGTGGAATATGCTGGGCTCTTTGGAATCATCTTCCAGAACTTGATGTGCGAGCTGGTGTACGTAACCACCTTGAGACTTGCCTCTAAAGACTCGACTCGAAGTGCCGAACCACCTGTCTTGCCTGCACCAACCTGGAAGCCAGCTTCAAGAGCCTTACTGAGTTCCTGAATGTTCGCCTCAGATCCAACACCAAAACCTGATGCGATCTGGCCGGACTGGAAGGACTGAAGACCTATAGTCATCTTAGCTATGCTCCTATCTAAAGATTAGCGCCCGTTGTGGTGCGCAACAATCTGCTTGTACAAGTCGGGACGAATCTCATTTGTGGACTCGAACCGGATTACTTCCTGTGCTGCCAACTGACCCTTCTGAACCATGTCAACCATAGTATCTAGGACCACTGACTTGGAAAGCTGGTCACCTTCAGCAGGACTGCCGGGGGTGAAGCTCTTATCCACAGGTTCTGGGGTCTGCTGGGACTTAGGTCCACGTGCCGGTGCAGACTCAAGCTGCTCGATACGCTGGCTCTGGACTGCCAGAACCTCAGCAAGGGAAGCGATTGACTTCGCCAGATCCGTCTGGAACTCAACGTTGTCAGTAGATACTTCCTTAATGGACTTACTCAATCGCTGCTCTACGAGCACCAACTGATCACTCTGCACCTTAGCCCAACCAGAAAGGAATGGAGCCATGTTCATGCCCTTATTCACATCCTCGTCTTCCTGAGCTGCATCATGTAGGGACTTACCCATGTCGTCCTTGTCATCCTCATCCTTTGCCTTGTCGACTTCCTCATCCTTGTCGTCATCCTTCACAAACGGCGGCTTGCCCTTTGCAAATGCAGACTTGAGAACGTACTGTTCAGCTTCAGACAGTGATTCACCCTTTTCGATCTTCTCGAAAATGGACTTCATGAGACCAGCAGACACGCCATTGTAGTCCGTGCCGTTTGCGTCGATGTTGTCTGTTGCACCGTCCTCAGGAACACTCGATGCCGTCGAACCTGCCCAACCGTTTGGATCAGAATTCGAAGGAGTGTGGTGTACCTGGGTGGACCCTGCATCAGAACCTGCACCCGCACCAGAGTCACGCATGCTTTCTACACGAGTGGTGTTGGTTGCGCCGGATGTATGTCCCTTAGCAAGCTCCTGGAGTGCCACTAGAGCCTTGGAGATAGTCTCCTGAGCTACCTTCTTCTCATCAGCCATGTGTTTACTCTCCTGGAATAGTCAAAAATATAGCTTTCGCTACGTCCATTGCCGTGCCCCGAGGAAGACCATGATTGGTTTCCAAGAAAGAAACGGCTTCTTCAAAAGAAAGAGACTGGTCTCCTTCTAAACTCTTTTCGGTTTCCTGCGTCAAGTCCCACTGCTCTGCAGACAGCGACTTGGCAATCTCTGCCCAAGTAGCAGTATTCACTGGAGCAGGAGTGATTGCTACGTCCTGAATCCAACAGGATGCAATCTTGTTGCCTTCTCGACGCTTGACTTTGCCTTGAATAGAAAAGCCCATCTTACGATCGGACCCGTCCTTCTCCAAAGCCTGCATATGCTCCCAAATAGCGTCTGCCTTTTTCTTTGAGAGGAGATAACCCTTGACCCACAGACCGTTCTTCGTAATCCGTGCTTCAGTCGGGATGCCTACCTTGTTCTCAACACCCTTCTGATGGTCGTCGTTGAAGTGCCCGTGCTTAACAAAGTAGGAGATGTCGATACCATTCTGATCTACAATCTCACCCTGTAGGTCACGCGCGCTGGTAGAAGCCACGCCTTGTATCCAACGCTTGTCATCCTTCTTACCATCCTTCCCTTTCACAATCTCAATGCGTTGTGCAGGAACGAAAAATCGGAAGGTATCTTTATCAAGCCAGCCCATAGATTCCTCAAAAAAGAAAGGGAGTATCCAAGATTTACATCCTGGACTACTCCCTTTGTGGAGACATTTCTATCATAGTAGTTTGGAGCAATACACTACTACTGTCAAGAACTTTATTTATAACGGAGATACAGCCTCGGCCCACGACTGTTGACTAATGACTTAGCAAGCTTCTCGTCAAACTTGAGTGGGATCTCTAGCTCCTCTCCACAGCCCTTACAAACCGCAAAGGTGACGTCATCCCGCACTAGTATCACCTTCGCGCGAACCTTGACTTCACCGTCAACACTCTTCACCACCATTTCATGGCAGTTTGTACAAGCTAAAAAACTAGTCATTCGGGTTTACTAGCACAAGCCTACAAGTACGACCATCCCATACAAGCGTCCTAGTAAGTGCATCTACATCATCATCTACACTTACATTTTCGAAACCAGCAGTGGGTGAACCTTTAATAAGCAGACTTGTGTCTTCTGAAGCACTTCTATGGATAGTAAGGTCCTTATCTATCCCTAAATAGTTTACCGCAAAGTTGAACAAAATACTAGCGTGTATATCCCCGCCCTTCCTTAGATCAAAGGAGTGATACTTACTGTCGTAAGCATGTATCCAGGCTGGTTGTCCTGTACGCGTGTAAAAACGCATCAAATCTGACTCAACAACCGCAAAAACAGGCTCTCCAGTCTTTGTATCAAGGGGTAACACCGTGCTGGGTTCTGGAAACGCAGACTTGACTAGAGGATAAACATCTTCAGTAAACGTATCCTTAGTAAGATCAATCCTATGCTTTACCAGATCAGGAATCTCTGGACCATAAGACTTCTCAGTTGGTTCTTTTGTTTGCTCCATTGCTTCGACCAGTTTTGGATTGGTTGCTGCCATAAACGAATCCTTGACAACATCCCACTGGTAAACATGACCATTATGTTCTCCGTATACCAATCCCTCAGATGGTACGGCTAGATATACACCAGATCCAGAAGCTACACGAATGCCCTCAGACTCGCGCTGTGCCAGCTTCTGAGCGGTGACAGCTGCCGGGTGGGGCATGCCTAGCTCTAGGTCTCCCTCAGCCTTGTCGTCCAAGCCAGAGGCCTTCCACAGCTCAGGGCGAGAGGGATGTCCCTTCACACGATGAAGCTCCTCTGCAGCCTCGTCGTCAATGTTAGGATCAATGATCTGCCAATGGTAGGGAGCCATATGAAAACCAGGGTTACCATACCCAAGAAGGAAATGAAGATTACCTTCTACTGAACCCAAAACCTTTTTCTGTCCCTCCTTACCAGGATACGCTGTAGTGAAAGAAATATCTTCATGCTTCTTTCCCTCTAGCTTGTGTGCAATATGCTGAAGTCGAGACCAGTTCTGTAAGCCCTTAGCCTTCCTAGCTTTACGAATGGGTTCCCAGGAATCAAATATCTCAAGAGAATCTAAAGTCATTCTATACTCCTTGGCTCACCCTCTGCAGGTTGTGGAGACGTACCTCCACCTTCCTCTCCAGGACCAGGTTGCCCAGCCTTGTCTGTGTCCACCGGTTGAGATTCCTCATCTGGTTGCTTCGCCTCCGCTGCAGCTTCCAACTGTGCTTCAAGTAATGCTTCTTCTTCCGGCGTCGTGTCATGCATAGGCTCTGCATGTAGCCACTCAGAGAAGATAGCCTCATCACCTCGGCGCTGCACAAGATCGGACCATACGGTCAACGTACCGTAGTCATCAAACTCTTGACGGGGCAACGCCTTCTCCACCTCTGCACCTTCATAGTTACGTAAGAGTACTTCACGTACCTTGTGATCAACCATGTGTCTAATATTCTCAGACGTACCAAACATACGCTGTAGCTCAGACATTGCACGACCCTCCACCTCTTCTTGTGGTAGATCAGCAGTCAATGCTAAGCGGTTCATGACACGAGAGAACATCTGACTCGCACGCCAGTACAGTATGTAGTGTGGACTCATCCGCAAGTGTTTGAACACTGAGTAGAGATAGTGATAACCGAAAGGACTACGTCCATGCACAGTATCCACAAAGAACAACGGGTCCGAGCCCTCACGCGCACCTGTAAGGCTAGTGAGGAAATCGAAAAACGCCGGATCACATACAAACTTCCGACCCAACAGCTTCACAGTCTCGTCAATGAACTCAAGATCATCCACCACTGCATCTGCCAGCTCCTCTACCTCGTACAGTCCTTGGTCTACCAGCATGAGTATAGCGCCGACGATTTTGTCCTTGGGATGCTCCTTGTTGAAAAGATTCGAAGCAAACATACGATAGTTCGAAACGCCTGCGTCTGTTATACGAAGTTGATACTGTACCCACAAGTCCAGGTTCTCTCGAACATCAGAATCTAGGTACACGTAACGTCGTCCACCATCTTCAGGTGCCTCGTAAGTCTCGTACCAAGTGTTCTTTGAGTTGATAGGATCGTAACTAGCGTTCACTTCAGTGACCACTTCTTGCGGTACAGCAATCGCACGCTTGCGCCCTTCTGGTGTGAAATAAGCTGGTGCAGTATGCGGGAGCGGCTGATCCTTATCCATCAAAGGCACGCCTGCCTTAGGATCGAAGTCTTCATGATCCTCAGGTGCGTTCGAGTAACGCCAATAGTTACCACGCATGTCTCTATACCAGTAGTCATAGATGCCGTACTCACCAGTCTTGAAAACATACTCATGGTTTGGATCTATCAGATCTGGCAGAATGCCTTTGGTTACATCCACGTCATGAAATCCAGCATCCGCTGGTTGTACTGGAGGTCCACTTGTCATCTCTACACCATCCAATGTAACTTTGTGAATATGTCCAGGTTCAGACTTTTCTGCAGAGTCTGCATGCCCACAGACGTCGTGCACGTGTTTACCGCCACCTACATCAGTACCGTAGGAGGAAATAACTTGGTCACCCCACCGCTTAGTGTACCGGTGGACATGTACATCTTCACTAGGATCTTTGACTTCCATAACTACCTATTCTTCGTCCAAGTAATCCATCAAGTAGCCCTTTATCTCAGCCCTCAACAACTTAGAATCACTATCTTGTGCAGGGTAACCCGGCCATATCTCTCCGGCTATCTCCTGAAGTATCTCCGTGTCCATGATTGGAAGAAGCTCTAGCAACTTAACAACACCCTCCCGAGAGTCTACATCAAAATCGTACAACGCCTTCCTTACAAGATCTGTAGAATCGACAGAAGTCATGAGCTGTGTGTCCAAGGCCATTACTGAACCAGGCTCATCGAAAAAATCAACCAACCCATTGAGTTGGAATACAGAAGGCTCGCCTTTCTGTATCGCAGTTACTGCGTCACCAACAGGCTCTCCAGCTTCCTGTAGTGTTGGGTACTTATGCACATACCCAGAGGCGTGATGCGTGTCACCCGTACCACCCTGCCGCACGCAGGCTTTTCCGCCACCATAGATACACTTACTGAGTT